TATCCTCATAATCTAACTGAGCCATAGCAATACCACCTTTGTTACTCATTTCCTATCTCCTTTTCTTTTACATGCATACAACCACCCTTGAATCCAGTAGTTGTTGTCCAACATCCTCCATGGGTGTAGGATTCCACACCTATCACACATGAAGGACTCATCGTTGTCAGTACAAATAACATCTTGTACCCACATATCAATACCACCTACTAATTTCGTCAGCCAACACAACTAGCCCTACAAATAACATCATCCAACCAAACCATTTCATTCTATCTCCAAACAATCAGAACATATTGTTGTGCCATCAACATAAATATGTCCACCATTCTCATACCAATTAATAGCATCATTACACACATAACATCTACTCAACCATTTCATATTTCTTTTCCAATCTCAATAAACCTTTCATCATTACTATCAGTACAACCATTATCACAAACAAACTCTGGTCTATTACTAACCAACGAATAAACTACCCTCAAATTAGTAACAAACCAAGGTCCACTACAAATACAACAATAAATATCAAACTTATCGTTGTCAGTACAGTTACTCCAATATTCCTCTTTACTAACTAACATATATTCTCCTTTTGTAGGACATCAGTAACTGCTACCGACAGACGCCAGTAGCAGTTCTGAATATCTGTTCTGTTAAGCAACAACTTCTTGAACAACAAACTGGTCATACCATTTCTTGTTGTTCAATCGTTTGCTGTGGTATCCCTTAATGGTAAAGAGATGATTGGCTGGGCGTATTGCTCTGTTTCTGTTAGCGTCATCTTCAGACTCAAACAGAACGTTGCCACCTGTTGCGTCCTCGTTGGTGTCTGTGGCAACTCCGAAAATATTGCCACCCCAACATACGAAGAAGCCTGACCATTGGAACTTGTTATCGTTGTCACGGACAATCATAAGTCCACGAGTTCCAATAACTTCGCCATCCTTGGAGCGTTTTATACTCTCAAGGTTCTTTACTTCAACACGCTCATATGCAATTGTTTGCATTTTCGTTTCCTTTCTAAGAGAGCGAGGCTTTCACATCTTGTCGAGTGGTGCCATGACGCAGCGCCAACCGCGTGTGGTGGGCGTGTGATTTACAGCATGCCTCGCTTTGGCTCGGCGACGCTTTACCAGCCGAGACAGAGGCGTGGTGTAAATCACACGCACAACACAACGGTTGCCCCCTTGAGGGGTACGCGTTGCGATTGGCCACCAACTCGACGTGAAGCCACGCTCTCGAAAGGAAACGAGATGCAAACGCTCTTAATTGCATACGAGCGTGTTGATTGAAGTAAAGAACCTTGAACTTGTATAAACGCCCAAAGGCATGGCAAGTTATGAACCGTGGACATGATTGCCATGACACGATAACTTGCCAAGTTCCAAGGTCGGCTTCAAGTGTTGGGTGTGGCTTTCGAGAGTTGCCCGACCCAACAGGACGCCAGCGTGGCTCGTTCGAGTCTGAACGATACGCAACAGAAACGTTCAGAGCACGCCCAACCAATCACCTTTCCAATAGGGAACCCAGCAAACGAGAACAACGGAAAGGTAACCAGTTTGACTGTTAAGAAGTTACTCAACAGCAAACAGAACAGTCAGAACTGATTGGCGTCCTGTTAGTGCAGACTGAGGTCCCAAACAGGAGTGGTCAGATGTGACACAGGTACGTCGCAGGCTGTCTGCAACGGACCCCAGAGTGTTTAATCTGGACCACTACTCTAGTGTGAAACACCCACTATGTTTTTTTGTTACGGTGACACAGTCTGTTTTTGTTGTTTTTTGGTTTGTTTTATAACGATTTGGTTAATTGTTGTCCGCTTTTGTATTTTGGACGGATTAGTATATATATGAGGGGATAAATACTATCCCCTCATCTGTAACTGTAAACAGATATTTAAAGCCTTTAAGGGCTTTAAATATACTGTTCTGTACTGTTACAGAGTGTAGTATTCTAGAGTTACGGATAGGTGTAGGTATGGGGTTCCATAAGGGTAAGGAACACCAGAACGCTATGGATTCTGTGGAGGCTAAGAGATTATTTCTTCAGTATGTTTCTGATGGTGTTGGGGTTCAGCAGGCTATTGGGCTTGTGGGGCGTCAACCTGTTACCCTACGCCAATGGATGTCTCGTGACCCTGGGTTTGCCCGCAAACTTGAGGAAGCCAAGGAGTCTGGGGCTTCTAAAGATTTATCTGGTGATAAGTATCAGATTGAGTTTTCTGAGTTTTCTAAAAAATTTTTAAATAGTTCTATCTTCCCTCACCAGCAAAATTGGGTTGATGTGTTGGAGGGGCGCGACCCTTCTTGGTTGCATCCTAGTATGGTTTATGAACCTGCTGACCCTACAAGATTATTGATTAATGTTCCCCCTGAGCATGCTAAGTCAACTACGATTACCGTTAATTATTCTACTTACAAGATTTGTATGGACCCTGACAATACTAGGATTATTGTTATTTCTAAAACCCTGACTAAGGCTCAGGAGTTTGTTTATTCTATTAAGCAACGTTTAACTAATCCTATGTGGGCTAAGATGCAGGCAACCTATGCTCCTCCTGGTGGGTGGCGTGAGGATGCTGATTCTTGGAAAGCCAACGCTATTACGTTGTCTCGTACTTCTACTGAGAAGGACCCAACGGTTCAGGCTCTTGGTATTGGTGGTCAAGTGTATGGTGCTCGCGCTAGTCTTATTATTCTTGATGACTGTGTAACTGGTGCTAATGCCCATGAGTGGGCTAAACAGTTAGAGTGGATTCAGAAAGAAGTTGTTACTCGTCTTGACGACGAGGGTGTTTTGTTGATTGTTGGTACTAGGTTTTCTGCTACAGATTTGTATAGGGAGATTCGTAACCCTAAGCATTGGTCTAATGGTAAATCTCCTTTCACTTATTTTTCTATGCCAGCAGTTTTGGAAACCGCTGAGGACCCAAAGGATTGGGTTACTTTGTGGGCTAAGACTGATTTGAAGTCAGGTACTAAAAAAGAACCTGACGCTGATGGTTTATATACTAAGTGGGATGGTCCAGCCCTGTATCGTAGGCGAGGTGAGGTAACTCCTAGTACTTGGGCTTTGGTTTATCAGCAACAAGATATTCAAGAAGATTCTATTTTTAAACCTTCTTGTGTGCAGGCTTCAACTAATGGTATGAGACGCACAGGTCCTGTTAATAATAAATTACCTGGTCATCCTAAAGATGGGGACTTTTACCTGATTATGGGTATTGACCCTGCTATGACTGGTAAGACTGCTGCTGTGATGTTGGCTTATGACCGCAGAACACATATGCGTTATGTGTTGGATGTTTATAATATGGTTGACCCTAGTCCTCAAAAGGTTCGTGCTTTGATGGAAGATTGGGTTAACAAGTATCACCCGCAAGAAATGCGTGTTGAAATTAACGCACACCAGAAAGCGTATGCGTTAGATGAAGAATTAAACCAGTGGTTAACAAATAGAGGGATTCAGTTCCGTTCTCATTTTACTGGTAAAAACAAATGGGATGTTGATTTTGGTGTAGCATCTATGGCTGCCTTGTTTGGTAGTGAACGTGATGGTAAACATCAGGACGATAATTTAATTGAACTTCCTTCTTCTGAAGGAAATGAGCATGTTAAGGCTTTAGTAAATCAATTACTTACCTGGTCTCCAGGTGTAAAGAAATCACAAGCAACTGATTGTGTGATGGCTTTATGGTTTTGTGAAATTAGAGTTAAAGAGTTAATCCAACAATCTGGGTTTGCTCAATCACATACGCATAACAGGTACGCAACCAAGGCTGGTATACGTAATAGAGGAACAGTAAATCTAGATGACCTTGCTGCAGCACAATATGCTGAAGCATACTTATAGGAGTTTGAATGGCACTTGATGTGCAACAGATAGCAGATAAGGTTGAGGCGTTAAAACGTCGCAGCCAGGGTCGTGATGTGCGTATGGCAAATGTTTTGTCTGTACGTCGTGGCGAAATCTCAAACGTTTACCCTGACTTTTTCCCTGAAGGTATGCCTTCACCAATGATTGCTAACTTCATTGATGTTGCTGCACGCGATTTAGCAGAGGTGCTTGCGCCTTTACCTTCTATTAATTGCAGTACCGTTAACACAACTTCTGACCGTGCTAAAGCACAGGCAGAGAAACGCAGCATGATAGCGAACTACTATGTTCAATCTTCACGCTTGCAGACACAGATGTATACAGGGGCTGATTGGTTTCTTACATATGGCTTTTTGCCAATCGTTATAGAATTAGATGTTAAAGATAATCAGCCCCGCATCCGTGTCGATAACCCTCTGGGTGCTTACCCAGAGTTTGACCGTTTTGGTCGTATAACTTCTTATGCGCGTAGGTATGTTAAAACTATTGCTGAGTTAGTTGCAGAGTTTCCTGAATACGAAAATCAAATCATTGGACCTATGGGTCGTGATATGACTGATATGTATTCATTACTTGAAATGGTTCGTTATGAAGATGACGACCAAATCCTTTTATATCTTCCTGAAAGAACTAATCTTGTTTTAAAACAAACACCTAATCCTCTTGGTGAGATTATGGTGCGTGTTGCACGTCGACCAAGTATTGACGAAGAACCACGTGGACAGTTTGATGATGTGGTATGGGTACAACTTGCTCGTGCACGTTTTTCTTTACTAGCATTAGAAGCAGCAGAGAAATCTGTTCAGGCTCCGTTGGCACTGCCTAACGATGTTCAAGAATTAGCATTTGGTCCCGACGCAGTTTTGAGAAGTCAAAATCCTCAACTAATTAGAAGAGTCGGTTTAGATTTACCAAACACAGCATTCACTGAACAAGCAGTGTTGCAACAGGAAATGCGTTTGGGCGCACGTTATCCAGAAGGTCGCACAGGCAATATTGATGCCAGCATCATTACTGGTCAAGGCGTCCAGGCGTTACTTGGTGCTTTTGATTCACAAATCAAAGCAGGACAACAAGTACTTGCACAAACATTTGAAGATGTTATTTCTCTTTGTTTACGTGCTGATGAAAAGATTTTCCCATTTGAAAAAAATGTTCGTGGTTTAAACGACGGTGCACCATACGAACTCAAATACAATCCTGCTAAAGACATTAAAGGCGATTACACTGTAGAAGTTCGTTACGGTTTGATGGCAG